GGTTGTGCGCGCCTTATTGTGAATCTGTCCGGTCGTAATGTTGCCGCCGTTGATAATGGTCTTATCCTGGTTCCAGGTGCTCAAATCCGAAAATGTCACCACGCCGGATAGGTTGATCTGTGCGCTGGTGATCTCTGTTCCGCTCGCTGTCAGCTTGATGGTGCTGCTGGTTCCGCTTGTGCTGGCCGTCAGCTTAATTTCGTTCACCGTCTGCTTGATCTCGGTTTTGGTTTCGTTGGCGGTCAGATAGTCGCCGGTGCTGGCCGTCCAGGCAGTGGGGGCGTTGCCCATCTGCACCATGGGGTGCATAATGGTCAGATCGTTGGTAACGGTGGCGTTATCGTTCGCGGTACTCACAAACAGGCCGTCTGCATAGCCGTCCGCAGTGGCAACAAAGGCTGCATACCGCATTTTCCAGCCGTTGTCCAGCTCAATGTCCTGCTTCGCATTTTTGAATGCATTGCCGTAATAACTTTTTGCGCCGCTGCTGTTCTTGGTCTCAAACTGCAAAAACAGGCTGTCCGTGCCAGAGTTGAGCTTGTACAGTACGCTGGCGCAGTAGGTCATGCCCTTGGCAATAACCAGTGACTTATCTGCTCCAAAGTGGAAGCGGGTGTTCTGCGCCCTATTGGTCACTCGGACGGATTCACCGCTGATCGTGTATGTTCCTTTTTTTCTCAGATCATTGCCGCCTGCATCCAGGGTCGCATTGTTCCAGTCGTCGGTGCCTGCAATAATGTTGTTGCCGCCGGTGATCCGCTGGGTTACGGTCTGGGTGATACTGTCGGCTTTCTGGTCAATCGCGGATACTGATTCTTTAACGGTTTTGAATTCCCGCTTTGTGCTGTCCAGGTCGTTTGAAATGGTTGTTGTCGTTTCTTCCAGACTGCTGACTTTGGTGCTGATGCTATCCGCCTTTTGGCTGATGCTGGAGACATCCTTTTTCAGGCTTTCCACCGTTGCTGTGGTGGCGTAATTCTGCAATTTGGTGTCAACGGCATCATTGGCAGCGCTGGTAGCGGCGTCCTTCACGTTGGCCGTTACCGTTTCAGTCACTGACTTGGTGACTTCGGTTTTGATCTCGTCAGCGGTCTGGGAAAACAGGCTTTTTGCGCTTTCCTGCGTCAGATAATCGCCGCTGCTGGCATTCCACGCGGTGGGCGCGTTGCCGTATTGCAGCATGGGGTGCAGCAGCGAAAACTTGTTGGTGTAGTTGCCGGTACCAGCGTGGGTGGTACCACTGCCCATATCCACCAGCTTTAAGGTGGCGTTGTCCGGCGGCGTCCACAGGCCATACCGCAGTACCCAGCCGTCCGTCTGCTCAATCTCCAGCTGATCAGTTGGCTTAATGGTTGCCCAGCTCTGGCTGGTGGAGTACCCCGCCGTGTAAGCGATTTCCATACAGAACTCATCCGCACCAGAAACGGGTTTGTACATAACAG